GAATCGGGCAGGGCGTTCACGGCGGGGGAGTGTGCGGAACTGCTGCGCGAATGCGGATTCCAGTGCAACGCGAACACGATTCGCTCATGGCGCAAGCGCGGCAGGCTCCAACCGGTTGGTGAAAACGTGAAGGGGCAGCCGTTGTACAGGCTTTCCGACGTGCATGGACAGGTCATGCGACGCGACTCGATTTGACAAAATCGAAAGTGCAACGCAAAATTGTCAGTGGATTAGAGGGTCTGAATCATGCCAGTGAATCACGTTCAGGCCCTCGATTCATATCCGGGATGGTTGGCGGAGCAGCCGAATGCACCCGCTCGCTAAGCGGGAGACCTTGACGGGTCCGCAGGTGCGAATCCTGCGCCATCCGCTCCATGACGCTCCGGGTAATCCCCAGCACCCGAAGCGCCATGATCCCCGGCCGCGTGTAGAATCTGTGGTAACAACCGCAAACTACACCGATATCGTTCAAGCTGGGGAGCATGGATGGTCAGAAGTACTGTTGACTACTACGCCTTTACTGTAAAAACGCGGAAAAAGAATCCAGATATTCCTCGCGACGTTCTGGATGTCGGGGGCGGATACAGTGTCTTAGCATATCTATGTTCCTATTTAGAACACGTCAAGGGTACCATTCTCAAAGATGAGAGACGGGAACGAATATATTCCGTAAGCGATTACGAAGTCCATGGACGGCTTGTGCTGATTGATGTGTTGTCCGGTCAGTACGGTGAAAGTGGCCAATTGCTGGACATACTTCGTGGCAACGTTGTTAGAGACATCAATCCCGACGAAGCCGCCGTGAAAACAGTCAGAATAGTTTTTTGCTGCCCTAGAGGCGATGATGTGAAGATGGCGATCTTTGCCGTCGAACACATGAATTCCATTAACGGAAAATTTGTGATTGACTATTTCGCGAAATGCTTACGTGCTTTTATCCCGGGATTGGTCGCGAAAATCGATGGGATTCTCGAAAAGGAAGCGTGGCTGGATTCAAGTAGCCTTGTTTCGATGAAAATTCCCATTAGCAGCACCGACCAACAGCTGACAGTCGATAACGGATTGGACGATGATCCCAAGGAAACGATGTATGGCCGCATGGCATTGGTTGTTCTGCCTCCGAAGGGTGTCTCTGTGCTTAATCCGAGATTCTGGCGGGCGCTGAGGAAAAAGAATATGGGAAGGGAAGGGATGCTGACAATTCCGTCATTGAATAATGAATCCATTCCCAAACAAGGAGTCCTGGTCGAGGCTGCGGGAATCGATGGTCGCAAAAAGACGTTCACAATCGGCAATGAGAAGAGTCCGAAAATTCGTGAGGTTATTACCGGAGACGGTGAGCCACGTTTGGATAACGGACAACTAAGGCGTGTACTTTCTGATTCTATCTTTCGCAAATATCATGATGAACAGATTCGTCTTGAAACTGGATGGGACAGTGGAGAGATGCATGAAGAGATACCGGACTCAGAAGTTATTGACTGGAATACATTATTTGAACAGGTAAATCCGCAAAATGGTGATAGATATGAACTTGAATCATAACGGCATCCTCTATCACTACATGGATACATTGGCTCCGAAGATTCGTGAATCGGACGATGGTCGAAATATTGCGTGGAAATACGTATTGCGGGAATTATTGTGTCCGACGATTGTCGCAATATTGGATTTTTGTTTTGGACGGTTTGCGGTAAACGCCGATATTATCGTATCGGCTTTAGGTGTCCTCGGAGGTTTATTGTTCGCACACGCTATCTTCGTATTTGAACTTAGAATGACATATAATCAAAATTTGCGAGAACGCGTGAAAAATGGAGAAATTCAAGCTGAGAATTTAAAACTTACACGACTCGTGGATGACATGTTCTTCAGCGTCGTATACTCGTCGGCTCTTGCTCTCGGAATAACTATATTGACCTCTATGGGGTCTTCCCTTGGGATATATGGTCAATTACCTGATATAGGGAAAAAAGTAGTTTCAGCGATTGTTGTATGGCTAATGACTCATTTAGCGTTCTGCATATATCGGGTACTGAAAATAACGACAAGTGCGTATGGAGAATTACGAAAGAAACGTATCTCATAAGTTCAGCCCCACCTTTGGTGCGGGGCTTTCGCATATTGAGGGAGGTGCATGATGCCGCCCACCATCACGCTCAAGATCACGGACAACGCGGACCGGCAGCTCGCCGTGATGAGCGTGCCTGTCCCGCTGTCGGGTGAGCCGGGCGAGTGCGCCATGTTCGACGCCGAAAAGTTCGAACGACTGCTCGACCGGGCGTCGATCGCGTTCCGCAGGGTGTTCGACGATGAGTGCCAGGAGTAACCCGCGCCGGAGCAACGGGCATCGCAGGGACATGCTGCGCAGGCGCGTGCTCGCCGCCTACGACACGTGCGCCATCTGCGGACGGCCCGTCGACAAGACGTTGAAGTCGCCGCATCCCATGAGCGCCGAAGTAGACGAACTCATACCAGTCTCACGCGGCGGTGATCCATACAGCTTCGCGAACTGCAGGCTCACGCACCGCATCTGCAACAGGTTCAAGAGCGACAAGACAGACGAACATGCACGAGCGCTGCTGGCCGGCAAGCAGACCATCAAACCAAGTTCGATGCCGTTCAGAACGTTCGGCATCTGACCCGATACCAGGGCGGGGACCCCGGGTGTGCCACCCTGCGGCAACCTCGGGTGCAGTGCCGATATTTCTCTTGAAATTTAAGCGTAACGAATTGTGTTACGCATACGTTGAATGAAAGGCGGAATATGGCCTTTTTCAAAGCGTCAGCATCTGACATAGAACGATTTAATAAATACTTCAGAAGCACTGACCCTAATAAATGTTGGGAATGGAACGGTGCTCATCACCCAAAGGGATATGGCACATTCCGTCTGGCAAAGACGTCCGTTCCGGCACATCGCTTCGCATATGCATTGACTCATAACATGTTTATCCCAGATGGGATGGTGATTGATCATATCTGTCACAACCGTTCATGCGTTAATCCAGACCATTTGAGAACAGTAACGGTTCAGGAGAATTCCGAATATCGTGTTTCCTGTAATAAGAACAGCAAATCCGGAATCCGTGGTGTCTACTGGCGTAACGATCGAAAAGCATGGCAAGTTGAGGTTATCAAGAATAGGAAGGCATACAAGAGAGGTCCATTCAAGACGCTTGCACGGGCGGAAGCTGCTGCAACAAGATTGCGCGAAGAACTCAGGTTCCTCACTGGTTTTGGAATGAAGGAAACGCAATGATTTGCGAAGTATGCGGTAAGCAATTTAGGCCAAGTGGCAAGGGCAGCCAACAGAAATATTGCTCCGCGAAATGCAGGCAGAAAGACTATCGGCGTCGGAAAAAGAACCGGCCCGCACAGGACCGGAACGGTAAGCCGCCCGTCAAAGCCGTGGAAACGAAACAGAAGCCGGAAAGGGATCTCGACCAGCGGAGCTTCGAGAGGATGATGGACGGCAGCATGCTGGACATGCTGCGCGCCAACCGTGACCGACTGCAGAAGGCCATGGATGACACGTCCACACCGGCAAACGCACTGCCTGCGATCAGCCGCCAGCTCATCGACGTATGCGAACGCATCGAATCACTCCAAGGCGGAGGCCTGACCGACCTGCTGGACGATGAGGAAGACGAGGTGACGGACGATGTCGGAGCGTCGATTGTCTGAAATCGCCAAGGTCCTCCGCCAGCCGGAAGGCATCGTCGGCAGCGAGTTCACGCGAATCAACAAAGCCGCGCGCAAGGCCGGCATCCGTTTCGACTTGTGGCAGCAGGGCTTCTTGTGGCTTCTGTTCGCCAAGAACGCGGAAGGCAAGTACGCGTGTGGCGCGGACGGCGCCGTGCTGTCCAGCTGCAGGCAGATCGGCAAAACCTTCACCGTCGGCACCGCGTTGTTCCTCAAGGCGATACTCACACCGAACCTGAAAGCCATCTGGACCGCCCACCATACGCGCACCAGCGACGAGACATTCGCGGACATGTGCGAGATGGAGCATAATCCAGTGCTCGGCCGGTACGTGGAACGCATCCGCAGAGCAAACGGCCAACAGGAGATCACGTTCACGTCCGGCAGCCGCATCATGTTCGGCGCCCGCGAAAACGGCTTCGGCCGAGGATTGCACAGCGTGGACGTGGCTGTGTTCGACGAAGCGCAGATTCTCACAGTGCGCGCGATGGACAATATGATTCCGGTTTTGAACACGAGTCCTAACCCACTGGTCGTGTATATGGGCAATCCACCCAAGCCGGGAGACCAGTGCGAGGCGTTCACGGAGAAACGCATGCACGCGCTGAACCATGACGGGAACCTCCTCTACGTGGAGCTCGCCGCCGACAAGGACGCGGATCCGGACGACCGCGAACAGTGGGCTAAAGCGAATCCCAGCTATCCGAAACGTACAAGCGAACAGGCAATCATGCGCATGCGCAACAACCTGTCGGACGATTCATTCCGTCGTGAGGCGCTTGGCATATGGGATGAGACCGCCACCGCGTACGCCATCAGCCCGGACCTGTGGCAGGCCGCGGCCATCGACGGCGTGCCCGAGGGTGGCACGGTGAGCTTCGGCATCGACATGCCTCCGGACAGGAGCGTGCTGACCATCGGAGCGGCGCTACGATACGCGGACGGTTCGGCCATCGTCCAGATGGCGAACATCAAGGACGCACGGCAGGCGGGAACCATGTGGGCCGTGGACTGGCTCGCCGAACACTGGCCAAAGACCGCCAGCGTGGTCATCGACGCGCAGTCACCGGCCATGAGCCTGCTGCCCGAACTGAAGAAGGCGCACGTGAGAGTCACCGTCACGAACATGCAGGAGATGGGCCGCGCGTGCGGACGCTTCCTCGACATGCTCAAGGCCGGAACGCTCAAGCATCCACGGGACGAATACCAGCCGCAGCTGGCCGCCGCCGCCATCCGGGAGATTGTCCAGTACCTCAAGGAGCGCGGCATGGGCATCCTGATCACCGATCACAATGTCCGCGAGACGCTGCAGATCGTCGATCGGGCCTACATCCTCAACAGCGGCAAGATCCTCCTCGAGGGCGACAGCCAGACCATCGCGAACAGCCCGATCGCCAAGAAGTTCTACCTCGGCGACAATTTCACACTGTAACGGAGACTCAGCAAATGCATATCAGAATCTTAGACAAATACATATTCCGGGAGGTCTTCAAGGC